CAACTCAAGCCCTTATGCGATTCAGACAAGGTGGTTTAATTGATCACCCTGAAGACTACGTGGATGAACCACGAGAAAACATTAAAAGGAATTACTACTGATGTCAATGATTAAAGGTCTCAATATTATTAGAAAATGGGTGATGAGTAAGATGATGAAAAAATCTGACGATGGAATCATGGTCACTCTTCCTGATAGTAAAAAAGTAGATCTTAACACTAACATTACTGCAGACAGACTACTTAGAAGCGGAGTTGATATTGAACAACTAAATAATCCTAATCAAGTCGAAAATTTAATTAATCAAATTAATAAATCTGAAATGCGAGTTATTTCTCAAGATGATCCTAGATTCAAAGGCATCATGGATCAAATGATGGGCAAAAAAGGTGAAGTGTTCGACATGACAGGTAAGAAAATAAAACCAGGATCTAAGATCATGGGTGGTAAAGCAGTTGATGATCTACCACCACCAGGAAGCAGAGGTGGTCCTGATGACATTGCAGCACCAGTGCAATCTGCAGAAGAGTCATTAAAAGATATGATTATGGCACAGAACAAAAAAAATATTGCTAAAATAAAACAAAGAAAAAAAATGTTAGATGATGCAATAGAAGATGCATCACCAGGATTTTCTGGTGACAGAAAAGTTGATGCAGAATTAGTTGCAGAGAATCTAGCAGAGCGTAGAGGACTAGTCTATGATGATCTGCCAACAAAAGAAAGATTAAAAATTTATGATGAAGCGTTCACAGGTTTGTCTAAGAAAAAAGATATTCCAGAAGATTTTGCAACAGGTGGTCGTGTTGGTTACAAGATAGGTTCAATTGATAAAGCACGTAGAGCATTTTTAAAAACAGCAGCAGGTGTTGGCGGAGGTATCGCTGCACTTAAAACTGGATTACTAGGTCTTAGTAAAAAAGCACCAGAGGCTGTTGAGAAAGTTACAGAAAACTTTTCAACAACACTTTCTGAAGCCCCAGACTATTTTTTTAATCTTGTTTCAAAAATAAAATTGTTTGGAAAAAAATCAAAAATAGGACCACAAGAAAGAGTGGATGAGTATTCTTATATAGGTAAGAATGGTGATCAATATACTTTAACAGAAGATATCGCAACAGGAGATGCACAAATTGTAAAAGATAAAATGGGTGCTGGAAGTTATGGTGATAAAACTTTTGACACTATAAATGATAGAACTGTTATGGAGTACAAAGCACCTAGACAAGACGTTGATGTGGAGTCAGGTAAAGGCACTAGAGACGCTGCTGAATATGAAGAGTACAAAGTAGAGTTTGATTCAGATGGAACAGAAGCAGGAGCTGATGCTATAGATGAAATGATTCAAAAAGAAATTATAGAAGAAGCAGTAGGCCAAACACCATCAATTAAAAAAGCAAGCGGCGGTATCGCAAGAATGTTAGGTGAGTAATGAAACTTGGCCCCAAAGAAATCAAAGTGGTCAATGAATATTTTGTTAGACCAGTAAAGAACAGACTTAAAGAAATCTTTTTAAAAAAAGGTTTACCACAATTAAAAACTTCAGACGAGATAGAAAGACCACAAAGAGCTTTAGATAAAGAAGCAATCGACGCTTTCATGAAACGTAATCCAAAAGCTGAAGGTGGACGTATACCTTTTGGTGATGGATCAATTACAAAAATAAAAAAATTACAGGGAGAATTTAAGAAAGATCCAAAATTAGTTAAATTATTTAACGAGGGTAAGTTGTATCATTACAGAACCACGATAGGCGCTGAAGGTGGACCAAAAGATAAAAAAGCATATCGAGGCACTAAAGAAGAATTAGAAAAGATAATGAAACAAGGAAAATCTACAGGTAAGCCAGTAGTATTAACAGCAAAAATGAAATCAAACATAAAAGAGTATGAAGATAGAACAGGAAAAAAATATGAAGATTTAAATCGTAATAAACAAATGCAGGTTCGAAAAGGTAAACAAGAAAAGGTTGGGACACTACCTACAAAAGAAGAAATGAAAGACAGAATTAGTGTTAAACAAAAAGGTAAAAGTGGGCCTATAGAAGATGTAATTTTTCCAAATCCAAAAATGAAAGAAAAATTTTTAAATGAACTAGAATTAAAATATACTTACGTGCCAGGTAAATCTATGCCTGAAAAATTTAAATCTGCAAATTTTGCTAAGCGATATCCTATTAGTGAAAGACAGTTTGAAAGAATGGTTAGTTTCTATGTAAAGGAAAAAGGTTTAAAATATCCTAAAGGTGGAGAAGCAGCGCAAGTTATAGCTAAAAGAAGAGAACTTCAAAAAAAAGTTACAGGTATAAAAACAGAAAGCACTATTGTTGGTAAAATAAAAAAACCAATTTTAAAAGAAAAAAACTTAAGTAATAAAATTGATTTAGCTCATAGAGTTTCTATGGAGCATATGGCTAGATTAGGTTTAGAGTATGATACAAGATTACTTGGATTTGATTCTAGATTAATAAATCAAGCAATAGTTAAACCAGCAGAGTTTCGTTTAAGCAAACTTTATGATCAACAGTTTGATGTAATGAAAAAAATAGAAAAATCAGGTTTAACTAAAGAACTAAAAGATCAATTAGTAGATATAAACGATCAGGTTAAAAAAAATGTTAAAAAAACTAGCGGTAGATTATTTGGTATAACAGTTGATCCTAAAACTTTAGAACCATCTTTTGAAGGTATAAACAAAAAATTTTCTATAACATCAGAAAATTTAAATGTAAAAGAATTAGATAAATTACCAAGACAAGAAAGAATAAAACTTTTATCACCATACGTTTCTAAAAAAGTAAATGCTGAAATTAAAAGAGGCTTTAGACCTGCAGACTTTAAAGAAATATTAAAAGATGAAAGTAGTAGAAAACAAGTTTTAAACTATGTTAAAAAATTTGCACCCGACATTTTAGGTAAAGTTAAAAAAGCAGTGGCTAATCCTGCATCTAAAGAAAGTTTTGGGTTATATGCAAACCCTATGTTTAGCCCAGGTATTTTAAAAGAAGCTTTCAAACAACTACCAACACCAGCAGGAGCTGTAGCATTAAATTTAGGACTTGGAGTTGATCCAACGTCAGCTATTGATAGAGCGGGTATCGCAGCGGAGGCTGCATTCGCACCAGCTCTTGTAAAGCAAGCTGCAAAGTTAGGATCAGTTGGACAGAGAATTGCCAACTTAGGTTTAACACCTGCTATGGCAGCAAGGGCTGCAAGAATAGCATCACCACTTGGTATTGCATCATTAGCTGCAGAGGGTTTATATCAAGGTGGTAAGTTTACTAAAAAGAGAATGGAAGAATTAAGATCCATGACACCAGAGCAAAGAGAAGAGTTAAGAAGACAAGGAGAAGCACAAGCATTTGATCCTTTCCAAGCTGCAGGTGGTGGAATAGCTAAATTAGCAGGAGATAGATCAGGTGCAATGTTAACATCTATGAACCCAGACAAGGATGGGTTGCCAGGTCTATCAAAACGTGGTAAGAAACAATAGGAGTATTAAATGGCAGATATAGACAAAGGACTCCCTAACACTCGTACGAAACTTGAAATCCCTTCAGAAGAAGAGGTGGCAGAAGAAATTAGTGTTCAGGAACCAGTAGAAGAAAAAGGACCAATCGAAGTAACACCAGAAGACGACGGTGGCGCAACAATAGACTTTGAACCAGGTGCAATCAACATACCTGGAACAGAATCACATTTTGATAATTTAGCAGATATATTACCTGAAGATGTTTTAGAACCAATTGGAAACGAGATGGTTCAAAACTATATGGATTACAAATCTTCAAGAAAAGAATGGGAGAACACATATAAAACAGGTTTAGATCTTTTAGGTTTTAAATACGAAAATAGAACAGAACCATTTCAAGGAGCTTCAGGTGCAACTCACCCTGTGATGGCAGAAGCAGTTACACAATTCCAAGCTCAAGCTTACAAAGAATTATTACCAAGTGACGGACCTGTAAGAACTCAGATCATAGGAGTTAAAAATCCTCAAACTGAACAACAGTCACAACGTGTAAAAGATTACATGAATTATTTAATTATGGATCAGATGAAAGAATACGAATCAGAATTTGATTCGATGTTA